GTAAGCACTTGTATCTCAACTATTACAACTAATAGACTTGTAACTTATGCTTATGGAACTCCTATTACATTGAATAATACCAATGCAACTGGATGGGTTACTTCAGCAACTAAAACTTATACTTTTACTTTTGCCTCAGCAGATCAAGCACGGTATCTCTTTAATTGCGGTGGATATGTGTCACTCAATCCCGGTGGCACTAGCCTAACAGGTAACAGTAAAAGTACATATTGGAATAGCTTTTTAAATAGTGGGTTTGCTTATTTTAATTTGTTTGCTGGTTATTGCACTCGCGGCGGCACTGGCTATACCCAAAATACTCTATTAGGCTCTCAAGGCTTTTATAATTTAACCACCACTCCAACAGTTTATCTACAACTTACTGATAGTCCAAGCAGTGCAGACTATACTAGCAATTATCTACAAGTACTTTGCAGTGTTAATGCAGGCGGAACGGTTGTAACAATTACATTGTATGCGGTTGATGCTGCTGCTGATACTTTCGATGATACTGTTAGTGGAACATTTGGCACCACTGGATATATTGGCCTTCCAGAAACAACTTATATTACCAATACTTGGGGCACTCCGACAATTGCTAATACCGTCAATACACAAAGTTAATTGACAACAGTTCAATTCCTGCTATAATTATTAGATGGATACTGAATCATTACGTGTTGCTGCACGACTGGCATATGATCGTGAATTAGCCAAACAAAATCTTGAAGTTGCAATGACCAGCAGGCTAACTGTTGTGCATAACAATGGTGTTTTCACTGTGACTAAAGAACAGATTAACTTTTTGAATCTATTAGGTTCGCAGGATGTTGTGCTGCTGGACGAACATAAGATTCCCATTATGGTAAATGCTCATGAGCTACTGTCAATTATGTTCCAACGCTATCACGAAGTAATGAATGAATGGTATACGCAATATAATGAACAAGCAAAAATACGATCAGCTAAACAACTCTAAGGGTTGTTTAATTACAGCTTTTGATACTGATGAATACAGCTATTCAACATTAGCTGTTGCTGCGGCTGATCGTGTAGTTAAACATTTAAACATATCCGTTACTATAATCACTGACAAATCAATTGACACAGAACACGCACAACTGATAGTTGATCGTCCTAAAAATAATCCTCGTTATCCAATGGGAAAACCGCCGAGCGATTGGTATAATTTAATTAGAACCAGTTTATATGACTTATCACCATATGATCGTACAGTTGTAATAGACTGTGATCTTATGCTCTCAACCGACAATTTAAAACCTTATGTAGATTCAACAGCAGACTTTCTAATTGCTGGCAATATATATGATCCCAAGCAAGGATTGCCCACATATCAATTACAGGTTGGGCGTAGTCAAATTGCTATGAACTGGGCTACCATTATGATCTTCAATAAGTCAGAAGAAGCCAACGCAATATTTGAAATGGCCAAGTTGATACAGAACAATTATGGATATTACAGTAATCTGTATGGATTTCTTCCCAGTCCAATACGCAATGATTATCTATTCAGTATCGCTTGTCATTTAATTGGAGGCTATGGATTGAAATCCTACACAATAAATCTACCCTTAGTTAATTGTAATAAACAAGTTGAATACAAATCATTTGATAACGATCAACTGACATATCAATACGTAGATGATAAAATCTATCTTAATAAAATTAAAAATATGGATCTGCATCTTATGAACAAGGATCAACTATGAACGCAGGATATGTTTGCATAGTACAGAATAGCGATGTTGATTATCTAAAACTTGCTTATCTGCAGGCATTGAGCTGTCAGCTAACACAAAGCAAAGTTAAATCATTCAGTATCATAACGGACTCAGCTACTGCTGATCTTATAACTGATCAACAGCGAGCAGTATTTGATCAAGTTATTGTTATGAACACAGATCTTGCCACTGGCACAATTAAACAACAAAATGAATCGCAGGTATTTCGTCTAAGTCCTTACAAGCGTACTATTAAAACAGAAGCTGATATGTTATTCACTGCTGACTATAGTTGGCTATGGGATGTTTATAATCCTTATACTATGCTATTCACACAGACAGTTTATACATACGATCATAAGAAGATTACAAGTCGCAGTCAGCGTAAGATATTTGACGAGAACCTGCTGCCTAATATCTATAGTGGGTGGACTTATTTTACCTTTGATAGAGAATCTAAAAAGTTTTACGATACGATGCAGACAATCATTGCAGATTGGACATGGTACAGAGATCAGCATCTTGTCAATTGCAGATATGATACTCCACGCACAGATGAAGTATATGCATTGGCTGCTAAGATTCTAAACATTCCACTGATTGATATTGGATGGGGGTTTGTACATATGAAACCAGAATTGCAAAATCTACATCGTGATACTGAATGGACTGAGCAATTAAATATTGAAATACACGATGACTTTTGTCCATCAATTGGGTTCTTTAGACAAACACGCCCATTACATTATCAAATAAAGTCATTTGCAACAGACGAGATTATTGAAAAATATGAACGAGCTATCATACGATAAAGAATGGTTAGAAGAATTTGAGCGAGAGTTAGCCAAACAAACTATTCCCTGTGTTGAATACACGCCACCACCAGAACAACCAAAACCCATTTCAACAATAACACAGAACATCTTGACAGAGGGTGGTAATATGTACTATACTCTAAAGGATGATTGTCAGTTTGCAGTGACTGCTGATCATCCACGAGCTAAAGGTTGGAGAAATGGTTGAACTTGTAGATGTAGCAGAATTAGATTGCATATATCTAACCTATGATGAACCAAATGCTGATGAATTCTGGGCTAAAATTAAAGCTCATGCACCTTGGGCTAAACGAGTACATGGTGTAAAAGGCAGCGATGCTGCTCATAAAGCTGCTGCTGCCGCAAGTGATACCGAACGATTTATTCTTATCGATGGTGATAATCTTCCAAACTTTGCCTTCTTCAACGAACAGCTACGCATAGATCAGTCCAATGATAGCTGTGTATTCCGCTGGCGTGCTCTTAATAACATCAATGGTCTGTCATATGGTAATGGCGGTATTAGCAGTTGGACTAAGACATATGTTGAAAATATGCGTAGTCACGAAGCAACAGATGGCAGTGATACAACTACGGTAGAGTTTTGCTTTGATACACGATATTGGGCCATGCATGATATGTATAGCACAACTTATCCCAATCAAAGCAAATATCATGCATGGCGAGCAGGATTTAGAGAAGGTGTTAAGATGTGCTTGGATCAAGGACGCAGACTAACTCCTATAGAATTTGAATCTGCTTGGCATGGTAACCGTCGTAATCTCGAAATTTGGTGCAGCGTTGGCAATGATGTTGATTATGGTGATTGGGCCATAATGGGTGCTAGGTATGGTGCATGGAAGGTCATGTTTGATAACGACTGGGACCATACTGAAGTTAGAGATTTTGATAAGCTGACAGAAATTTATGAAAACTTCAATGACTCGCACATTGAAGATTATACATCAACATTAACAAACAGACTTGGCCTTAATATAATACATTTGAGCTCAAAACAAAGTGCATGGTTTAAGGCACATCAAACAGCTTATAAGAATATAGATATAATGCTACCAGAAAGAGATTATGACAGAGTTATCAACGACGCCGCTAGACAACGCTGGCGATAAGAATACTGTTAATACCGACGGCACATTAAACAGCGGCTTTATGAGCAGTGCTGAAGAGATGCGAGCAAAACTTGGACCATCATTGTGTCTTGCCAAGTGGCAACAGACAAGCTTACACTTAACTACAGGCCATACCAACAGTTGTTACCATCCACCCTTACACAAGATTGAGGAGAAAGACCTTGAGAGTAACCCCAGTTCGCTACATAACACCAATCACAAGAAGACCCAAAGACAGCGGATGTTACGGGGAGAGAAGCCAGAAGAATGTTCATATTGCTGGCGTGCTGAAGCCACTGGAAACTTATCAGATAGACACTATCGGTCAGGGGAGCCCTGGGCGGCTGAGAGATTTGATGAGATTTTGGTTCAAGATCCCCTAACATGGAATGTGAATCCTGCTTATGTCGAAGTTAATTTTAGTAATGTCTGTAATCTTAGGTGCAGTTATTGTAGTCCTCAATTTAGTAGTACTTGGGCGCAAGAGGTCGCTAGATTCGGGGCCTATCCAACAAAAAATAAGCACAATGATCCTAGTCATTTTGATAATGATCGTGCTGTCATTCCCAATCGCACTTCTAACCCATATCTAGAAGCATTTTGGCGTTGGTGGCCTGAACTATATCCTCAGCTTAAACATTTCCGTATGACTGGTGGTGAACCGACTATGGATAAGAATACCTATCGTGTGTTTGATTATGTGTTAGCCAACCCCAAACCTGATCTGCATCTTAATACAACCAGTAACTTCAGTCAGCAGCCTGTAGTGTTTGACAAGTATTTAGATTATGTTAAGCGACTATGCCAAGGTGAAAACATCGAACACTTTATGCAGTTCGTCAGTTTAGATACATGGGGCAGTCAAGCAGAGTATATTCGTGATGGCATGGACTTTGATCTAGTACAGGAAAATGTTGAGAGATTTCTAACTGAAATTCCTTATCGCAATAGTTTGACATTCATTGTTACAATGAGTAATCTGGCTATTCCTAATGTGCATAGGTTATTGCAATGGATCTTAGACCTACGTAAGCGGCATAGCACAACATATCAACGTGTGTGGTTTGATACACCTGTACTACGTGAACCAATATGGCAAACTCCAATTGGTATGCCTGCTGCTTATCAACATAGATTGAAGAACACTGTTGAATGGATGAAGACAGTACCGGAAACAAATGACACAAGGTTCAACGGTTTTAAGGATTATGAAGTACAGCGACTACAACGTATAGTTGATCAGATGAATCCTAAAACAACCAAGTTTGATAATTCAACGAAAGCAGACTTCTATAAGTTCTTTAAGGAACATGATCTTCGTCGAGGCACTAATTTTCTTTTAACTTTTCCTGAGATGGGGGAATGGTATGATGAATGTAAGTATTGGGCTGACAACGATCCTCAGTCCAATGGCTCTTCATCACGTTCTTAAATGTTTCCATATCCACTGCTTTAGGTGCACAGGTACCGCAATCACATTTGGTGTTAATGCATTTGATTACAGGCATTGTTTTTGTTTCTAACATATGTCTGTGATTATCAATTATCTGTTGTGTATTATTTAGGTAACCAACTGGTTCAACTATATTATTCAAACTGATACGACAGTCTTTGTTATTATAGATTTCACCTGTGTGCTGATTGATATGTAGAAAATACCAATTGACACTACAGTACCAATCAGTAAAATTATCACGTGGAATAACACTCACACGATTTTTAAAGTCTTGATTAATACATAAACTACGACCGCCGCAGCAAGCACGACCTTGTGTATGTGCTTGATTGCTATCACCAATAGTTACTGAATTCTCCAACAAAGTTTTTCCTTCATTAACACTGTTATCAATCCAATATGTTTTAATAAACTGCATCTGCTGGTCAGTATAACTCCAAGACGAATCTTTATTGTCTAATGCTTTAGCAGTGTATCTGATATCATGCTGCTTACAAAAATCCACTGCACTCATTGATATATCCCATTGATGTGGATTCATCATAATAACACATCTGACTGGCTTACCCGAATCATGTAAGAATTTTAGATTTTTAAGTGCAAGATCACGCTGTTTGGGTAAGCTAACACTATGAAAACTCACAGTCCAATCATCAACATAATCCAATACACGACTTAGTGTGTTAATACCAACTACAGCATTGGTAGTTACTTGCACAGTCAAGGGCCATTTATCTTTATATTCATCATGTTTAATTCTAACTTCTTTAAGAATTTCAACAATGTTGGGGTGTATCATACTTTCCCCGCCATACACATTGAGTACTAATCCTTTTTGCCATTTACGCTTATATTGCATATAAAGATCAACATATTCATAAATGAATTTGATTGTTTTAACACTATCTTCTAATGTTGGGTGAGCACTGTGATTGTCATGACTATAAGCATCGCAGTAAGCACAGTTCAAATTACAGTATTTGGTAGTCATCCAATCAACTAAAAAAGTAGGTTTGGTATAACTTGCAGGAGCTGGATCAACTGAGCGTATCTGTTGCATAGGGTACTTATAAGTATTTGACTTAGTACTTTGGAATTTGCTATACTGTAATATCATGAAAAGTAAACTACCATCTGAATCATTTCTAGAATATAAACAGCGTGTATTAGACACAAAGTCAGAATCATTCTGCGGCGCCAAATGGTATAATGCAACTATTTGGCTAGGTAGCGGCATGACTACCAGCTGTCATCATCCTCTTCCGCACCAAGTTTCTGTAGAAGAAGTTGTTGCTAATCCAATGGCATTACATAATACGTCACAAAAGAAAATGGAACGTCTTATGATGCAAAAAGGTCAACGACCATCTGGCTGTGAATACTGTTGGAAGATTGAAGATAGTAGTTCAACAGCTATCAGTGACAGACCTTATAAAAGTATGATATATACTGAAGAGGAACTTAACTTTGCATACGCATTGCCCAGTACTACAGATGTCAATTTAAGAACTTTAGAAATTGCATTTGATCGTACTTGCAATTTTGCATGTAGCTATTGTAACCCTGCTTTCTCAACAACTTGGGCAAAGGATATAAAACAGAATGGACCTTACACAGATCTTACTAGCGATGGTCGTGGTCATTTTATTCATGATCATGGCAATAGCCAACTTTTTAAGGTGGGCGAAACTAATCCATATGGAGAGGCGTTCTTTGCATGGTGGGAGTCAGACCTCAAAAATACCCTCCAGGAGCTACGGGTAACTGGCGGCGAACCATTAATGTCAGCAGACTTTTGGCGTCTGCTAAATTGGTTTAAAGATAATAAAAGTAATGTTAAGCTTGCTATCAACAGCAATCTTGGAGCAAAGCAAGATCTAATCAATGATCTTATTGCAAATAGTCATGACATTCCTCATGTTGAACTTTATACAAGTGGTGAAGCAACAGGCACAGCAGCTGAATATATTCGTGATGGATTAGTTTGGCGTGATTGGTGCGATAACTTTACCAGACTCATCGAAGAAGGCAACTTCAAACAACTACATGTTATGGCAACTGTTAATGCTCTATGTTTAACTAGCATTGTAGAATTTCTAGATTATCTAATGTTGATTAAAGAAGGATATGGCAGAAATATTTTAACCTTCACATTAAACATTTTGAGATTTCCATCATTTCAAAGTCCACTGGTATTGCCATTGGAATATAGAAAAACTATTATATCAAAACTCAAACAATGGTATCTGAAGAATGGCGAAAGTAGTTTATTACATGACATGGAACGTGAACATGTACTTCGTCTAATAACTTATTTGAGTTCAGTTGAATCGCCACATGCAGGTGCAAGTCCCATTGCAGAACTTGAAAGAGACTTTAAGAATTTCTATACACAGTATGATCAAAGACGAAATAAAGATTTTGTGAAAACATTTCCCGAACTTGAAAAATGGTATAAGGAAATATAAATGGCTTATGAATACGGTAAGAAACAATTAGTACAACAAACTGAACTAACTGATAAACATAAAGATTTACTTTTTAATAATAAAAGTTTCTGTATGTTACCGTGGATGCATATTCATGCTTTTCCAGGAGGAGAAGCATATCCCTGTTGTATGACTGAAATGAAAGATACAATTGGCACAACAAAAATCAACAGCATTGCAGAAATTTGGAATGATGCTCCTATGCGAGATATCAGAACTAAGATGCTACAAAATGAACAAGTAGAAGGATGTAAGCGTTGCTATGAACAAGAAGATTCGGGCTTTTTTAGTATGCGTCTCAGCAGCAATAAACACTTTGGTCATAACATCACTTTTGTTGATGCTACTGATTCGAGTGGTTCCGCTCCTGTTAGATTAACTTATTGGGATATTAGATTCAGTAATCTCTGCAACCTAAGTTGTCGTAGTTGTGGTCATATATTTTCCAGTAACTGGTATGATGATCACGCTAAGATATATGAACTTGAAGGTGGCAAGGAACGTGCTGCTGAATGGAAGAAGAACAATCCGCGAATATACTTTGCGGGTCGTCAAACAAACGATGTTTATGAACAATTAGAAAGTCACATTGATGAACTAGAACAAGTTTATTTTGCAGGCGGCGAACCATTAATTATGGAAGAGCATTATCGTCTACTTAAGACTCTAGTAGAAAAGAAAATGACTCATGTTAAACTTGTTTATAATACCAACTTCACACAAATGCAATACAAGAAACTAAATGTTTTGGATCTGTGGCCGCAATTTGAAAGTGTTAATGTTGGAGCTAGTTTAGATGCAATGGGATCACTTGGTGAATATATGCGTAAAGGCACTGACTGGGCACAAGTAGAACGCAATAGAGAAATGATGTTGAAAAAATGTCCCGCTGTTGATTTCTATATCAGTCCTACGCTTAGTGTAATGAACGCATGGCATCTGCCAGAATTTCATCGCAATTGGGTCAACAAAGGATTTATTAAACCTCAGGATCTTAACGTAAACATATTACAAGATCCTCCTCATTATAGAATTGATGTATTACCTGTAACAGCCAAGAAAGAAATTCAAGAACTTTATCTTGAGCATATTCAATGGTTAAAGCCTCAAGATCCATTAACACGAGCAACTATAGGTTTTGAAAGTTCTATTAATCTTATGATGGCAAATGACAGAACAGATCTGCTGCCAACAACAAAAAAGAAGATTGCTATATTAGACACAGTCAGAAATGAAAGTGTAGCAGACATTATACCCAACCTATCGAGAATCTTAAATGAAATCTGAGAACCTTTGTATATTACCATGGATCAGCGTTGAAACTAGTCCTTTAGGTGAGATACGTCCCTGTTGTCTTGCGATGGATGCTATCACTGACAGTGATGGAACAGTACTACATCTTGAATCAACAACATTAACCGAAGCATACAATAGTGATTATATGCGTAATCTTCGTTGGAAGTTTCTTAAAGGTGAAAAGCCAGAAACATGTAATCGTTGTTGGGATGAAGAAGCAGCAGGGCGTACTAGTAAGCGTATGAACAGTAAAAAGAGATTAGGTAGTTTAGTTAAAGACATAGACTTTACTAATCTCAATAGTGAAAATTTAATATTTTTAGATTTGAAACTTGGCAACATTTGTAATTTGAAATGTCGTATTTGTGGAAGCTTTAGCAGCAGCAAGTGGGCACAGGAAGAATTAAACATATATGCTAAGAACGAAACAGCCAGATCAAATTTGAAACGTGGACGCTGGCCACGTGAATCTAAGGAATTTTGGAAAGATTTAGATTCAGTGTTAGCAGGTGTTCGTTATATGGAATTTACCGGCGGTGAACCTTTTCTCATTGATGAACACTTTGATCTGTTACAACGTGCAGTTGATATGGGATATGCTAAAAACATTGAGATACATTACAACAGCAATACTACACAAGTACCCCCA